TATAAATTTAACCTCTGGAAACCAAATGGTGTCTGCTGGCTTAAATAATTTATTTGGTGAGGTTACTTGGTTTTATCCAACCTCCTCATCATCAGTTGTAAATAAAATGGTTACATATAATTATTTTGATTCATCACCACAAAGACCTGTTTGGACTGTAGGTACTCTTGCTAGAACCATGTGGAAAGATTCTGCTGTATTTGGTTTACCACACGCAACAGAATATGATAGCGCTAATGATAGTTCTTTTGATGTTGTGGGAAACACTGAAGGTAGAACAACATACTATCAACACGAAACAGGCACCGATCAAGTTAGAGGTGGAGCAACAACTGCAATTGCAGCTAGTATAGAATCTGGAGATTTTGACATTACACAAAGAATTGTAGGAAATCAGCAGTCTGGGATAGCTGACACTAGAGGTGATGGTGAGTTTATAATGAAAATAAGAAGATTCATACCAGACTTTATATCTCAAACTGGTGATACTAGAGTCACCTTAAATCTGCGTAATTATCCTAATAATACTCAATCAAGTTCTTCATTAGGACCATTTACAATTAGCTCATCTACTGATAAGGTAGACACTCGTGCAAGAGCTAGAGCTATCGCGCTAAAAATAGAAAATACGGCAACTAATCAAAGTTGGAAATTAGGGACTTTTAGATTAGATATACAACCAGATGGACGTAGATAATGGCAGTAGATAAAAAAATTAGTTATGAAATGCAGGGTAAAGAAAAACCAGCAAGAAATTATTTAGGAAAACAAAAAACTGTAACAGTCCCTGTTAAATGGAAATCAAGTCCAAAAGCCCCAGCGACAGAATTAGCTTATATTACTAAAAAAGAAAAAGATTTAATCCTTAAAGCAGATGTGCATGGCTCATTAAAAAAAGGTCCTAACAAAGGCCCATCAGGAGTTATGTCTTTAGACTCACAAGGAGATTACACTAGAGACAGGAGCTCTAGAGGAATACAAAGAGATAGTAGTATTGATCCAAGGGAAAGAGATCAAAGAGAACAACAGATGAAAGATTTGTTGACTGGTAATGTTACTAAGGGTCAAACAGTTGCTAAAGGTCCTAGAACAAGGCAGTATTCAAATCTTCCAGAAATTATGAGAGTGCTTGATCCAAAAACTGGCACTTACAAAGATAGATATGTGGGATCAGCATATAAATCTTATGGTCAACCAAGTTTCTTTGGAGGCTTGTTTAGTAGAGGTGCAAGAGGTTATAGAGGCATTAAAGGGCTATCTGCTTTTGGTACACCTACTTTTGAACCAACAAGAGGCCCAGATGGAACAGGGCCGTTAGGTTTTTATACAGACGATGAAGACTTTGCAGAAACTAGAGGTGCAGTGCCTTTTGGTTTACTTGGAATATTATCAGCGATTGGAGATTCACTTGGTAAAAGATTTGGTAAAAAACAAGACATGTCTAGGTTTAATAAATTACAATTAGTTGATGGAAAATTAGTTGATGATCCTAAAAACACTTTAATTCTTTCAGATGCTGTTAAAAATCCACCGATGGAAAGTTTAGCATTACAAAGATTTTTTAATAATAATATTATAACTCCAAGAGCAAAACCAACAGAAACAGGTCTTAGATCACTTGTGCCAGATAATATTTTAGCTGCACCTGTAAAAGATTTGAGTGGAAACGTAATTGACACTGGTGCTTTTAAGTATCTTGATTTTGATGCAGAGGATTTACTTGGTGGAACACCCGCACCTAAAAAATCAGAACCAACAATAAATAAAAATATCATACAAGATGATTTTATAGAAAGCTTACCAGATGATGTCGCTGATAATTTAATGGCAGAATTAAGTCAAAAACAGTTAGATTTTTTAAACAGTCCAAAAACTCAAAGAGATTTAAAAGAAGGTTTTTTAGAACCACAACAAATATTTGATAAACTACCCGCTTATGAAGAAGGTATAATTTTTAAACAAGATCCTACAACTAAAGATGAGTTTAATGAATATTTGAAATCAATAGGAATAACAAAAACAGTATAATGGCTAAGATAGTACAAGTATTAACAAGACCTAGTGAGCAGTATGACTTATCAACTGCAGAGGCTCAAGTAAGAGATTTAGATGCAATTGTCGAGAAGTTAAACACTACGTTTCAAGAAGAATTAAAAGAGGAGATAGAGGCGTTTAACTTCTTTATAAATTAATGGCAAATAAATTTATTAATAAAAAATTAAATTTAACAACTACTGATAATACTACGTTGTTTACTGTGCCAGATTTTACTCAGTCTGTGATACGATCTATCTTAGTTTCAGAGTATGCAGGATCTGGATCTAGTATTACGGTTACGTTAACAGATGCTAGTTCAAATGTGTTTAATTTATTTACGACTAAAACCATAGCATCAAACGCTACAACAGAGCTGTTAACTAATCCGTTGATATTAGAAGAAAAAGAAGTATTAAAAGTTCAAGCAGCGAATGCCAATAGATTACAGGTCTTGGCGTCTATATTAGAAATACAACCTAGAACAGTCGTTGGAGGTGTAGGAGCATCATAATGCAGGTACTAAAACCAGAGAAAATAATAGAAGAAATATCTAACCTTAAAACAGGAGAGAAGTATAAGAACGATGAAGAGTGGAAGGCCAAAGGTATACCAGAATCTGACATAAGAAGGGATGTAAGGATAATAATGCCGAGTCTTGATTTATTCGGTAAAACAAAATAAGATAGTAAAACTATGGCAATTTCAAGATCAGATATGGAAAGACAGCTTCGAAAAGAAGGCGGAATTATGACGTTAGAGGATGCTAAAAAAATGGCTCCTCCAGGAGAATCTTTAGCCTATATCAATGCTGATGAAGCAGCTCTTTTAAAAGCTTTAGGTGGAGCTGGTGAGGATGTAAATGGTACTGGTATCAAATCATATTTTTTTAAAAAACTTTTTAAAAAAGCTAAACGTGCTGTAAAAAAAGTTGTTAAAAGTCCTATTGGAAAATTAGGATTTTTAGCTGCAGCAACACTACCTTTTGGTGGGCCA